TAATGGTGTTAGGGTGAAAAGTAAGAAACTTTTGACCATCAATCGACTCAGTTTTGAGATCATTTGAAGTAAACATAATATCACCTTGCACGACGCCTCGGATACCAAGTTTACTAAGCTCATCATAAGCGATTTTGAGTTTTGTTTGTAAGTCTCCACTTGTATCTGCTTCGATGTCTTCATGCGATTTATACACCTTTGGATTTTTGTTGAAAATGCCCTTTTTGGCTACAAAGAATTGACCATCTGTTGGATCAACTCCTGCAAAAACAGCAGGTGCACCATCCCATTTTACAGTAACATCTGTAGAACCTTTAGCATTACCCGCTAACATATCACGAAGAGAGCGCAAAGCTAAAATAGCATCCCTTGCACCTTTCACACCTCCATAAATCACTTGATCTTCAATGTGAGTCATGTGAGTATTCTTTTGTTCAGAAAGGTAAGACTTAAAGTTTTTCATCGTTTTTCCTATTGATAAATTTTTACGAATGCTGACGAATCGTCAGAGCTCGATGCAGCATAATTCACAATTGCATTTACAAATGAATCTGCCTTTCTGCCTTTATTAGTATTTAAATAATGTACAATCATTACAGCAGCTAATTTAGCTGAGAACCAACCTGCATCTTTATTTCTAATCTCTTCCATGTAATAGTCAAAGGTTAAAGATGGGTCAGCATTTTTTGCCATTTTGTAGAAGTATAATTCGGATCTTTTATTTTTACCAGAAGCTAATTTTTGCGCTATACGTTTAATGGATCCATGTGCTGGAATATTGACATTGAGATATCTTTTACCAGCTGCCATAATAACACCCCAGCCAGCTCCGCCGCCACGAGCTGTTTTACCCATAATTTCAATCTTATTTGCGCCAAGGTAATTGTTCGGACGAATTTCCATAGTACCACCGCTAAATTGTACAGTACCACCCTTATTTGAAAAGAACGATCCACGTTGAGTTTTTACAGCGCCAGATACAAATTTATGATTCTGTGGAGAACCCTCAACGTTATATTCTTTTGCCTTAGCTTCTTTTTTTACAAGCTTAAGGGAAATACCTACAACTTTACGTTCTTTGAATAGACGTAGAAGTGAAGTATTAAGTGCACCAATTGAAGAAGTGTCTAGTTCTTTCTTTAGGTCTACACCATCTTCAATAGCCCAAATATCGCCTGGATTCCATTTATCATCTGTCAATGCAGAGATACCAGAATTCTTAAAGGCTTCTTTCTTTGCTTTTTTATATATGTAATTCATTGCTGAAGAATCACGATGGAGCTTATGCTTTTTAGTTGCATAGCCAGCTTTAATAATTTTTTGAGCTGAAAGATAAGCTGAAACCTGCCATGCCGAATCCATTGAAACCATTTCATCAAATGAGGTTTTACCTACATCAATACGGTTCATAGCTTTTTTAAGAATGGATGGAGTAAAGAACTCAATTGGTTGGTTACCATATTCAAGCATTGCTGCTAACCATAAACATTGACCTGATTCAGTCTGAGCAGTATTTTCTGTACCACCACCGGCTCCAGCACCACCACCAAAAACAGCAGATTTACCAATCTTTGAAGATGAAATAGTTTGACCATCAACAGTAACTAAATCAAATGGTGTCTTACCATCAAAATTATCTATAGCTGTAATATTTTCAGGTGTATTTGCGAACTTTACTTCTGAGTTATCTTTGGCCAAAGCCAAGGTAATACCGTTAATTACAGCATGCTTAAGAATATCAATTCTTGGTTCTTTAGTTTTACTGTTCGGCTTGCTAAGCTCTCCAGGTCTGAGAGCCGTCATTCCTTCAGATAAAAAAGATCTAAACTTCAGCATTGTTTATCCACATTCTTAGGTTTAATTAGTACTATTTATAAGTTTATAAAACTTGATGGAAACACAACATAGCTAGTTCTGTTTCTACGCGAAAGGCTTCTTTTTCCCAAGGAGACTTGTCATAGTCAAAACCTTCAGGATAAACTTTTTTCTTCCAACGGATTCTACCATCATCAAGTTGCTTCATTTCACCTCGAGCATATTGCTTAAGATGAGTAAGCTCATGACATAAAGTAGATACAAAATCAAACAATCTTAGGTTACGATCAATTTCAATTTCAAAGGTACGATTATCATCTGTTTGCATACAATATCCATATGCGTTACTATTTTGCATACAGTTAGAGAACTTAATAGAAATATCAAGGGTGCGCATACGAGGCATTGTCTTCTTAAGATACCAAAAGACTACCTTTTCAGCCAGATCGCGAAGTTCTCTTTTACCATTTTGAAAGTGTAACTCATTCATACTGCCTTCTCCATCATCAAATATAGGTATATTATACCATAGCTAATTAGGTATGTAAACAGGTTAGCCAAAAATAAAAACCCTTTAGAATCAACAACTTAGAGGAGGAGAACCCTAAGCCCTTGATTCTAAAGGGAAAATAAATTGTAATAAATTGTATCAAAAAATAGGTTATATAAATCAATAACTTATATTAGTTGAATAAAGTATCTCCTATTATTTTTATCTTTCTCCAAAATAGCTCATTCTAAATGCAGTAGAAATTCTTGGAGTTTCTGTATTTTTAGGTGCTATAGCTCTATGAGGCACACTTCCGTCAAAATAGACTACACAACCTGGATTTGGCAATATAGATTTTATAACATTATTACCATCATCTAAAATTTCTAGTTGACCTCCATATTCTTCTTTCCATTCATAATGAGGATAAAATAAAATAGTTCTATCTCTATCGTTACCTACATATATATCTCTGTGCGTAGTGCCATTTTGACCGCCTATTTGTAAATTATGATCGATAGAAATAAGTTCTAAATTATCTGTTTTAATCAAATCATCTACTATGAAATCTAGTATATTAAAATACAATTGAGGAGTATTATTGAAAATGTTATATCTATGTCTTTTTGAATATGTATTTACGCCAAAAAAGCGGTGACTTCCTGCTGTTAATACACTATCATATGGAAATTTTCTTATATTTGCTACATTGGAAAAATTCCAAGGTAGCGAAAGAGCAAGTTTGTATGCGTCAACTAAAGCGTCATGGCTAAAACTATCATTCCAAATTTGTAACATTTCTTTCCTGTATCTTTTATTGGTACCCGCGGCCGGACTCGAACCGGCACGCTCTGAAAGCGAGAGATTTTAAGTCTCTTGTGTCTACCATTCCACCACGCGGGCTAAACTTTAAATTTGGCGTCCCCTGAAGGATTCGAACCCTCGACCTAGTGCTTAGAAGGCACTTGCTCTATCCTGCTGAGCTAAGGAGACATTAACTTTATTTATCGACGGCGGTAGATGTAAGCATCCACACGGTCAGCAATTTCAAGAGGAAGAGATCGTTGGCCAGCATCACGGGCCCAATGATCAGAGACTGGACGATCGTATTTGTCACTAAGCCATGTTTTCATGCGGGCAGTACGATTTGTACCACGCCCTTGACATTTTACATAGTATTGATAGTCATAACCATCTTCGCGAAGCATGCGGTTCATGTTCTTAACCATACCACGTACTTCATTAAGTTGAAGCATATCATCAGCGCACTCATAATCAAAAGTTCCGATATAGGCGTCTGAGCGATTTTTGTCTAGTTGAATACCCATTGTTTTTCTCCTCATTGAATATAGTATTATTATACTACATCTATCTCATAATGTAAACAGGTAAAATGCACTTTTTTCAAAAAAGTTTTATTTTACTCTTAGAATTTCTTCAGCTTCGTTGAGAGTTATGATTCCTTTTGTTTGAAGAACTGTCAAAGTCATCTCAATACCCTGATTAGTTCCATCTTCTCGCCCTTGACGATAAGACTTTCTTCCATGATGCGCTAATGCAACCATGAGAAAGCATAGAAAAATTAACGCTTGTGTTAGATCCATTATTCTACCCAGATGTGATTAAATTTAGTTGGAAGGTTCTCACAACTGTATTTATCGCTTTCAGCATAGTTAACTACTTCAACGCATTCATTAGTTGAATAAGAAACCATAACGTCTGGAATACTTAAGACAGAATTAAGAGCCAGAGCTCCAGTTGCAGCAAGAGCAAAGATACCAAGTGAGTTAATCATAATCTTTTTCATAATATATTCCTTAAGCTGCTAGCTGTGGGCGAAACCCAATCAAAGTAAATCCATAAGAAGAAACAACTGCCATTGAACCATCTTCTCCGACGATTAGATCGCCAACTGATACAGATGACATACGACCAAGACGCTCAATGTTTTCTTCTGGACCAATGTTACCAACTTCGAAACACCCATTGTAATCTTCAGCTTCAATGTTAGCTACGTGAGTATAGTAACCAGCATCAAATGCATCAGAAGCCAAACCACCAATTTTGTTACCGTCAAAATCCATAGTCATATCCATTTTAGCTTTTTGAGCCGGTACTGCACCAAAGTCGCCAGTTTCATTGATAAGATCAACTTGGGCTTCAGTGATTTGGATCTGGTAGATTGCGAATTTCATAGTGTTTCTCCTCATTGATTATAGGTCCATTATACTATGAGTAGATGAGGATGTAAACCCCTAAATGCACTTTTTTTCAAAAAAGATTCGTATAGAAATCAATAACTTAGAGATGAGGAACTCCAAGCTATTGATTCTAAAGGGTTTTTATTTTGTATTATTTTGTATCAATCTTCAACAAAATCTGCCACTTTAGGGTAGATTTTACTAATAGCTTCAGCTACAGCTCGAGCGAGCTCCATATGCTCTAGTTGAGTACCATTAGATGAGCGTAGTTCAATATAATGAATCCAACTACGAATAGTACCATTAACATATAAGCGTGATGGTGTATTACCTTCAGGAAGAACAGCACGGGCTTGTTCTTTTGCAATACCATTTTCAATTGCCCATTCATAAGCTTGCATTGCTCGTTGCCAAACTGCGTTTTGATGTACTTCCCAAGCATTATGAAGTGGTACATCATCATGCACAATACTATTTTGGCGATTCTTTGGATCTTGCAAACGTGCTTTTCGAATTACAACAGAATCACTAAGATCGCGGACGTCAGCATACCTTTGAGAAAACTCTTGGAATGAAAAGCTTCGGTGTCGGAGGAGCTGTCTTGCGATGTCTCGGGTTGTGTCAACTTCGATACAGGCTGATGCCATTTCGAATGGTGACCAGTGTTTATGTTTGATGAGATACTCAAGTAGCTTTGGTGTTGTTTTGGTGTTAGCTTGATTGGCTGGATTGGACACACGGGCTGCGTAAGCGATGAGGTCTTGGATATTGTCAAGCCCCTGCGTTGCAAGTTCGCCAGAGTGGATTCGATCTGAGGGTTGACTATGGGAGATGAGACGTGCATGCATGGTTATACCTTAAATCCTTCAAATTTCTTTACATTGTTTTGTGAGTAATCAGCAACTGGAGCTGATTGACCCGCATCGATAATATTTTGAGCTGATTGCTCAACGTCGTATAGTTTCATTTTAGATCTGTCCACTCCAATAACGAACCGCTTATTGGAACTTGGATCATTGTATCGGTTTTTGAGCTGCTTGACGAGGATTTGCCCAAGGCCTTCGAGCTCTTCATTGCTGATGAGGGCGAACATAAGATCTGCAGTCGCAGGAAGCCCGAATGATTCCGACGTGTCTTCAAGGCCAACATCAGAGTTTGAATATCCTGATCGAGTTGTTTGAGTCGCTGAGACAATTGGGACATCGAATTCGACTGCAAGTCCTCGGATTTCTTCGGCAATTGCTTTGATATATGAGTAGGAGTTGATTGCACCACCCATTCCTTTCATACGCGACGAAGCGCAAATATTGAGGTAGTCAATAAAAACAATATCAGGCTTGAAGTTTTTCTTCAATTGCAATTCTTTCATTAAAGCTCTAAAGTGGCCAACGTGAGCAGCACCTGTAGGATATTCTTTAATGACTAATTTACCATGAGACTTATTTGCAATTTGAGCAACTTTATTGCCAAACATGTCTTTGGATAGATTAGGAAGCTGATCAATAGGTGTATTCATTAGATTAGCATCGACACGTTCTGCAATACGTTCTTCTGCCATTTCCATTGTAATATAAAGAGCATTCTTGCCCTGGCTCAATACAGAACCAGCAACATGACACATAAACAAAGATTTACCGACACCAGTGCCAGCCAAAGCGATATTTAATGTTTTATTGGGAAGACCACCCTTTGTTATTGAATTGAAATAATCTAGATCAAACGGAATACGTTCTTCTTGGCGATGATAAAATTCATAGCGATTTTGAAAGTCATCAATATAGTCATGACCAACATTATTGTCAAAGCCAACAGAAAGTGCGTCTGATAATAGTTCCGGTAATGCGTTCTTTGTATGTTCCGGATCTTTTCCATCTAGAATATTTATAGACTTCATAATTGCAAGGTGAATTGCTCGATCTTGACACCATTTTTCAGTGTTTTCAACTAGCCATTCAAGACTAATATCCTGAGGGATTGCAACTTCTTTAATAACAGAAACTGCTTCAGAATATTGACCATCACTAATATCTTGAGCTTCCATCTCAATAGATAAAGCTTCACCTGTTGGTAACTTATTATATTTGCTAACAAAAGAAATGATTTGGTCGAAGACAATACGTTGACTGCCTTCGAAATAATCTTTCTTTAGAAAAGGGATAACTTTGCGTGTAAAGCTTTCATTATTAATTAGATTCCTTAGAATTGTTGTTTGTAGATTCGGTTCCATCAGGTTGCTCACCAATTGCAAAATTGTTATCTTCGATTGCTGTTTCAATAATATGTGTTAACATATCACCAACATAATTATTGAATTCAGCATCATCTTTTAGTTCGTCTGGATTAGTTGGGGCTTCTTCAATTTGATATTGAAATTTTAGTTTTGGGTTACTACCATCCATTTGTTCTTGGATAGCAATTTCGCCAAATGTAATTACTGTACCAGAATATCGTCCTGTTTTGATTTTAAAAGAATCATGATTAGTTCCTTCATGGTATTCAATCTGATCGTAATCATATTGACTGATATTATTATACATCATTTCCTCCCTCAAGTACACCCTCTAATGCAGCTTCATCAATAGTAGATTTATAACCAATTGTATAATGTTCTTTCAAGAACTCTTTGAAGTTTGTTTTTTCAAATACTGGCTTCCAAAATTCTTCAGTAAGAGTTTCGGCTTCACGAACTTTACTTGGGCTTAGAACTTCACCCGATGCAGGATCCATTGCTTCATACCAACCATTACTTGGTTTACGTACAAAGTTACCAACCATTGCAACTTCAAGCAGGCCTGACCATTGTTCTACACCACCATCCCAAGATACAGAGATTGGAATCTTCGATTTTTCTTTTACATAACGAGATTTATCAACATTAATTACAAAGTCATAACCAGTAATTTCTGTACCTTTTTTGTTTTGACGACGGCCAATAATCCAGATATTATCTGCTGAATAGTAGATACCTGTACCACCAGAAACAACAGCTTTTGGAAACAAACCAATTTCTTGATATGTATGGTTAATAGCCAAAAGAGGAATATCTCGCATAGTCAAATATGGAGTTGTCATACGGAAAAGACCTTTCAAGGCTTTTGCACGGGACATATCAGCAACTGACTTTTCATTAATAGCATCTTCAAGTTCTTTCTTAGATGCAAGGTTACCAATTGAATCGATTACGACAATTACTTTATCTTCGCGTTCAATATTTTCAAGTTGGCCAATCAAATCAAACTTAAGTTCTTCAACATTAGTAATTGGAGTATGAAGTACTCGGGATGGATCTACACC